AGACCGGTCGTATCGATCGTCAGCCGCGCCAACGGCGGTGCGGGGAAATCCTGAAAAATTCGATACAAGCCGGTGGGGTTGATGCCCGCACGCCAAGTGCTGATATTGGTGTTGACGTATCTTGTCTCGCAGGGCAAGCCTTGGTCGACCTGGATCGTCAGCAGGTTCGAGCCGCCGGGGTTGTACAAGGTGCCGCCGGTCAGCGGCAGATAAGGCCCGCTGATGCCCAAAAAGAGCTGCTGCAATGCCTTGAGCAGCTGCCCGTTGTCGGTCTTATTCAGGGCGATCCCGGCATGGGCGACGACCGCGATGATCTCCTCTTGCAGCATGTTCGCCCACCAGGCGTCGACGATCGTCGCTTGCAGTCCCTGAGTCTCGTCGCCATTGGTGAAAAATCCCGGTGTACCCACCGCTGGGATGACCGGCAGCGCCGCGACGACACTGGTGTTGTCAATGCGGAACATGCGCGGCGTTCCCACTATTGGCCGTTTGCAGGTCTTGCGCCATGCCCTGATCGCGAATCTTGATGATCAGCGGTGCGACGATCCGATAGGCACCCTCGCTGAGCACGGCAAGAAGCTGGTTCCACTCGGCCGCGGTCATGCGAACGGTCAATTCATCAGTCGGTTGCAGCATTCATCCCTCCAGTTAGCTATAGCCAAATTGCAGGACCGTATGGGCCGGCTTGATTGCCTCCATGACGCATTCGAGGAGCTGGTTGCCCCACTCGCGCAGCCGTTCGCTGGTCGTCGATAGCCCGGTCTGGAAATAAATGATGGTGTTGGCGCTGGCGTTGATCCGCCAGGTGTACGCCCAATCTTCGCCATAGAGCGGCTGACCGGTGCGGTTGATGCCGGCGCGGAACGGCGCAAACTCGGTGATCGTAATCGTGAAACCAAGCGCCTTGGCGACCGCGATATAATAGTTTTTGCTCTGACCGCCGCGTGCGGAGAACTTCGCGCAGACCGCCGCGACCCGCTGCTGGAGTGTCGGCAAGGGGCCGGTGCATGGGTCGGGCAGACCGAGCGAGGCCTCCCATTCGGGCAACAACTCTAGGGTGCTGCAGGGGAATATCTCGGCGATCAGGTCGTTGAGCCGCGACTGCAGCCGCGACCAGGTCGGCATGAGTACCTCGATGTCGGCGTCCTCGACCATGCCGAGACCGCGATGCCACACCCGGCCGCGCGGCAAGAGGCGCTGAAATTGCAGCGCGTACTCTTGGGCGGAATAGATTAGGAGCGGCATATTTAAGTGGCCGGCGCCGTCAGTTGCCCCATGACCGGTAGAGCGCCGGCCGGCAGATCGACGTCGGCGTTCGGCACGGTCATGTTAAAATGATTGATCCCCGGCGTGGCGAGAATCGCCTCATACAGGTCCGAGGGATAGAGCACGCCGCCGGGCTCGCCAATCGCCAGAAACATGTCCCCGAGCGCCGCGATGATCGCGGTCTGAATGTCCACCGTGTTGGGATCGAGCTCCTGCAGCGTGACATTGACCGGATAGGGCACCGGGGCCACGACATAGACCATCGCGGTGACCGGCTGCCGCGGGTAGATGTAATCGGCGACATCGCCCTGGTCGCCGGTTGCAACGCTGCTGGCGGGACGCACCTCGTTCTGCGAGACGCCGTCGCTGCCCTGCGGAAAACCGCCATGCTCCGATTCGGCCTCGTCGAGCATCGGATAGACCGTTACTGTGCCGGCCCCCGTGCCGAGCGCCCAGGCGCGGGTTACGCCGGGCACCTCGAGCGCCCACAGGACATAGTCGCTCGCCGCCCCGCCCTGCGGTGGCGCGCGGTATTTGGCGAGCATGCGCGAGCGCAGCTCGTCGGTCGTCTCCGCATCGGCGCCACCGGTCGTGACGCCGACCGTCAGACCGCCCGAGTTGATGCCGCCGACCGGTTGCGCGATCGAGATCGGCGTGCCAGCGTCGCAATTGGTGTAGGCACCGGAAACCGTCGCGGTCATCGGCACGGTGACGTTGCTGTTGGCGTCCACCGTCCCGTCCGCGGTCGTCACGTAGGGCGTGCCGTCCTGGCGGGTCAGCGGCGTGCCGCTCGGCAGCACGATGCCGGGTGTGCCGGCGGTGAATGCGGCCGAGCCCGAGGCCGCGGTCGCGGCTTTCGGGTAGACGCCGATCAGCGCCGCCCACGCATAGAGGAATTCGTCCGTGGCGGTGAAGGGAACGCCCATGCGGGCGATCCAGTCGGCGTAGCCATAGACGCTGTACGCCAGACCGGCCATGCACCAGGCGAGCACGCGCAGCACGGCGTTGCGCAACAGCCCGGTGAGGCCCGGTACGCCCGAGGTCGTGATGTCTTGAATTGCGGTGTTGCGCAGCGCGGTTAGTGACGGGCGGGCAAACGGCATCCTACTTCGCCCTTCCGCCTTCGTAGCCGACTTCGGCGGAGTAGGCTCGGGCTACGAAGGATTGATCCACGAAGCTTTAGCGTAGCAGGGCGGCATTCAGGGCAGCTGCGGGAACGGATTGCTGAATCGCACCGGCGAGGGAACGACGGCGAGCCCGATCCAGGCCCAGCCGAACATGAATCGGGTCTGCGAGCCGTCCGGTTTGATGATCGCGACCGCGATCCCGAGCATCGTCGGGGTGAGCCACATCGTGTTGCAAAAAATGGTTTTCGCGACACCATCCTCGATCAGCCAGTTCAGCGCATCGAGCGCATAACGGCGTGCATTGCCCAGCGTTGCGCGCGTCTTTTTGGCGCGATCGAGCTGCCACAGGTTCGAGCCCAGCGGCTCGGCGTTGTACGGGTCGGCCCACCAGCCGCGGCGATCGGTCGTGCCGTCCGTCGGCGTGAAATCGGGGGTTGCGAGGACATCCGAGAACAGCGAGACCAAACAGGCGGTTTCGAGATCCTGTCCGGTCTCGATGTCGCCCTGCGCCAGGCCCCAATCGCCGAGCGCGTTGGTGTTGTCCCACAGGATGCGGATGTCGCCACCATTGCCGCCTTGCGGCAGCGGATTGGCGGGCATGTCCCAGACCGACGCGCCGCCATCCCAGACCGACGCACCGCCATCCCAGATCGATGCAGCACTGCTATCCCAAACCGATACACCACCGCCATTCCAGACCGATGCACCGCGATCCCAAGTGCTCGGCGTGGTAGGGACCGATCCCGCGGGCGCGTCGAGCGGCGGTTCGAGCCACCCGGTCATGGCGGCGGCCCTCCAGCCGCGAACCCCTCAAGCGCTGCGACGCGGGCCTGCAGCGCTTCAAAGTCGGCGAGCAGGGGATAGGTCATCTGCACACCGTTGACGAATGGCGCAGCCTGCAAGTTGATTGTTCCCGGCCCGCAATCGCCGCCGCTAGACGGGGCACCGATGACGAGCCCTTGCGCGATCGTCAGCCGCAGCGTCAGCTGGGTTCCGCCGATTGCGGTGGTGTTTAAGAGAATGGCGGTGCCTTGTTGGGTATCGGAGAAGGTCTCCAAGGCCTGCACGTTCATTGTTGCGCGGTTGCCGGTCGAATACCCGGTCCCCGGCGGGGGTGTGCCATAGCCGCGGAAAGCGATTCCACCGAGCGCATCCCCCGACACCGTCGAGGCAAGCGCCGTACCCAGGCCGCCGCGCGCCGAGCGCAGCGTGATGTTGGAGCTCGACGTGGTTGTGCCGGAAAAGCCGTCGATCTGCATCCGCGCGATTGCGCCATCGGACCCGGCGAGCTGTAGAGCCGTCCCGGCCAACGGTGCCGGCGGCGCCACCGTGTTGAGGTTGACGGTCAGAGCACCGCTCAGCGTGCCGCCGGCCAGCGGCAATGCAGCGGTGGTCAGCGACAAGGTGGCGGGAGTGCCGGCGGTCAGGGTCAACCCGGAGCCGACATTCCAATTTGGTCCTTGCGGCCCCTGTGCTCCGGTGGCGCCCTGCGGTCCCTGTGGGCCGGTCGTGCCTTGAGGCCCGGTTAGCCCTTGCGGCCCGATCAGCGAGGTTCCCGGTGTCGGCCATGCCGTTGTTTTCGGGCCGAACATGCTGTAGGGCCCGGTATCGATATAAAAATCGCCGCTGTTGCCGATGGTGCCGGCAGGCGATCCGCTACCGTGCAGGACGGAGTTGCCGGCGGCGCCGGTCGCGCCCTGCGGCCCGGCTGGCCCGGCTGGCCCGGCTGGCCCTGGCGGCCCAGCGCCGCCACTGCCGCCGCCGATCGGGTTGCCATTTTGAAAAAATCCGCCCGAGGCGTCGATCTTGCCGTGCGCCTTGACATCCTGGTTGATAGTAAGATCCTGGCTGACGGTGGTGTTTGGCGTCGTTAAATTGATTTGGTCGCTGCCGTTGATGGTCGCGTTTTTCGTCGAGACGTTAAAAGCGTCCGTCGCTTTCGTGGTCGCGGTTTTGGTCGAGATTGCGACATTCTGCTGCCGCTGCATCGAGATCGTGTCGCCCTCGTCAGTGTAGAGCGAGATCTCGCCGGGCTTCTGGTTCTTGAGCCGGCTCTTTTGTTGGCCGGTCGCGATGACGACTGGGTTTGATCGGTCGCCCATCACGAAAAGCGCGGTCGCATCGGTGCCGACCGGCGCATGCGAGGCCAGCCCGTAAATCTGCATGACGCCGACCGAATCGAGGATCTCGGGGGTGTTTTGGACGCGAAGCTGCACCTTGTGGATGACGTCGGTGTCGTCGGTCGCCAGGATCTTGGTCGGCGCGACCATCATCCGTATGCGGCGATAGAGCCGGTCGATCTGTGTCTGCAGTGCCCACCCGTCGCTCATGGTCCGGTCGGCTCGGTCGGCTTGGTGGCGTTGAACTTTTCGACGTCCGACGTCTGGACTTGCTGCGGCTGCAGATCACCCATCGGCTCAGGCGAAAAGGCTTCCTGGCCCATCAGCACGAGATGTGCGTGTTGGCCCGACTCGTCGCGGGTGAATGTCACCTGACCAATGACCCATGTTTTCCCGAGCTTGAGCGCGGGTAGATCGACCGGCGCCAACGTATTGATGTCCCACAGAGTACGAGCGGAGTCGCGCCATGAATCACAGGTGACGTTGACCGCGTAGCTGCGCGCCCGGCGGCGGTTGGCTTCCCACTCCACCCGCCGATCCACGATTGGCTGGCCGAGAAAAAACTGCTCGCTGATAATGATCCGCATGCGAAAGCGCGGCACTCCCGTGTCGGTGACGACGATGCCTTTATCCAACGGTGCCACGCCCTGCTCTGTATCAAAAGCCTGCGTCGACACCAGATAGCCGTGATAGATCGAATAGCGCTGGTCCATCGTGAAACTGACGGCAGCCTGCTCGACGTTGATACCCTGGCTGAAGCCCGAGGCCATGCTCTTGGTGCCGACCTGTGAGAGTTGCACCGAACCATCGGGCAGGTCGTAGGCGATCAGCTGCGAATAGCGGGTAATCCGGTCGATGATCTCCCACACTGTTTCGCCGGGGTTGATCATAAAAAACGGGATTTTTATGCCGTCGCCGACATTCGACGAGACCGTCACGCCGTAGGGTTCGGCCAATTGCTTGGCAACCGATAGGGTCGTGCCACCCGCTATTTTGAAAGTCGGGTTGTCCTTCGAGCCGACAAAGGCGGCGCAGTCGACAAGATCCTGGCTCTTCGAGCGACCCTCGATCCGCACCGTATGTTGATAGGGGCCGATCGCGGCGGTGTAGCGGTCGACGTATCCGGTGATGACGACATCGCCGCCGATTTTGACCTGGCACGGGTCACCGGGCTTGATCGCGATCTCGCCGCTCGTCGGATAGTGCTCGGTCACCTCGAGGTCGAACGACGCGGGCACCGTTTCCATACCGCGGCTGATCGAGACCCGCTGCCAGCCCAGCCACTCCTGGTTGCCGATGGTCAGGCTCAGCACATCGCCGGTATCGAGGCTGCCGGAGCTTCGCGGCGCTTGGGCCGTGACGGAGACGTCGGGCAGGTCGATGGTATCGAGTGGCGAGCTCATCGCGACAGCGCAGGAAAGCTGAGCGGCAGGAACAGCGGATGAGGGGCGCCGGACGAGGCCACCAGGTCGGGCTCGCGCGTCGTGTCCTGGTAGAGGGTCCACGCCTCGGCGAGCGAGGGCATCGAGACCAGCGTCGTCACCTCGATCAGCACCGGCAGATTGGCGCCGCGCACCGCGAGGTCGAGCGCCACGGCGGCGCGCAGATCGCGCAGAGCCTGGTAGCTGGCATCGCGCCCGGCATCGCCGCAACGCGTCGCCTCGTCGTCGAGCACGCCGCAGACCAGGAGCCGGATCGACTGCGCGTCCTGGTAGCTGATCGGGCGGTAGAGCGCGGAGGCCTGGGCAAGCGCTGCGCAGGCCGCACAGCGCACGTTGCTCGTCAGAGCATCTTGGATACGTTGGGCGGTGACCCATAGCGGTCCCGAGCCCGGCAGAGGCTGCGGGAACCATTCGGTGAGCGGGAGCAGCAAGCGGATCGCATCGGCCGGGTCGTTGGTCGCGGCGAGCAGCGCTTGGGCGACCGCGGTCGCCGCATCGCTGAATTCGGTCGAGCGCGCAAAACGCAGCTCGCTCATGCCAGGGCGCTCGTCGCGGCGGCGAGCTGAGCGACCGCATCGAGCACACCCTGGCGCGAGGTGATGCTGTCGGCGAGCACCGATTGCACGGTTGCCGACGGTGGCTGCAGGACGCTCCGGTTGCCGGTCGAATAACGCCCGTAATAGCCCTGCAGCCCGGCGACGGCGTTGAGCGCCCGAGTCGGATCATCGACGGCGAGGCTCACCAGATTGCCGAACCCGGAGATCGATTGACCGGCCATGCGCGGTATGAAGGGCGCGGCGCTGAGCGTGCCCGAGAGATCCGCGGCCGAGGCCTGACCCAGCGCGCCCGCCATCGTGTCGACATTGGCGCCGGTCGCCAGCGCGGTCGTCGGGAACAGGATATCGCCGCTGACCACGAAGCTGAACGCGAGCTCGACGACACGGCCCCGCTCGCGGCGGTCGGTGGTCGTGAAATCGATCAGCACGCATTGCACGCTGCCCAGCGTCGGGTGCACCAGCGTGCCCTCGCCGGCCTGCTCGCAGGCTTGGATCATCGCGTCGCGCTGCTGATAGACGTCGTCGCCGACCTGGAACGCTTGAAACAAGAAGCGCCGCGGCAGGCGGCCGAGATCCTCGACCGATACGGTATCGCGATAGGGATACTCGTGGATCGCGGTGCGCCGGCCGGCTTTGTTCTCGGCGGCGTCCATGACAAAGCCGACACCGCGCCACGAGCCCGGCTGCAGCTGCTGATACCAGGTCGAGCCGAGCCACGAGGCGCCGCTCTGATCGGTCGCCAGACTGGTGCCGGCGGTCTGCGTCAGCGGGCCGATGCCGGCGGGGATCAGGTCGGCCATTTAGGCGGCGGCGAGCTGCTGCTGCTCGATCCGCGGCGGTGCCACGTTGACGTCGCCCGCACCCTTGGCGGCGACCGTCACACCCGGCGGCGGGTTGCGGTGCGTCACGGTGACGTCGACGGAGCCGGAGACCGGCGGGCCGCCGGTGACTTGCATCGGCGCACCTTCCGCCTTTGGATTGAGGGCAGCGACGTCCTTGCGCAGCTCGCCAATCTCAAAATGCATCGGGTCTTTGCGCCCCTCAAAGGTGCCACCCCATTTCAGCCCCCATTTGGACGCCAGATCGCCGACATCGGCCGGCAGATCTGTGCTCGTGCTGCCGAGCGGATTGGTTTCTGGGTTGAGATCGATTGCGGTGCCCCACGCGTGCGCTGACCAGCCGGTGCCGCCACGGATCTTTCGCGGGTTGTAGCCGCCGCCGGACTGCAAGCCGGGATATTCTTTGTAAACATCGTTGATAAAGCCCTGGAACTGGTCAGCCGCGTCTTTGTTGACTTGCCACTTGGCGCCATTTGGCGCGGTGACCGTTGTCAGATTTTTGCCGGCTTCCTCGGGCGTACCGAAGGCGCCGGTGCGCGCGGCAAAATTAGCCTGCAGCGAGGCTTGGCTGGGCACATTCTGATTAGCTGGTGTGGGAACATTCTGATCAGGCAGGGTCTTGATGATCGAATTTAACGTGTCGGCGTAACCTTTATCGGGGGTATAGCCGCCGGCAACCAGACCGGCGACCTGCTCTTCCGGTGTCTTGCCGGCTCGTGCTTGCGGATATCGTTTGTTGATCAGGTCGCCATACGCCTGGAATGACTCCTCCATCGAGCCATAGCTGCGCAGATTACCGGCTCCGCCGATGCCGAAATAGTTTTGACCGGGCGCATGGGCACCCCAGCCACTCTCGGTTGCCGCCTGCGCCAGGACAACACGCGGATCGAGTCCAGTCTGGGCGGCGACTTGCTGCGCGAGCGGCCATGCTTTTTTGAGGAACTCGGCCTTATCACCGCTGAACGTCGTTGGACCAGCTCCTGGCGCTATTCTGCCAACGCCGCCATAGAACGGCGTCGCCTCGCCCGAGGGCCGCGGCGGACCGGCCGGGCCACTCGGCGCTGCGGGCGGGGGATTGGTCGGGCGTCCCGCCCGCCAGTCTTCGAGATTCTTTCCCACTACACCAGGCAGGCTCTTGAGCGTCTCCCAGCTCTCTTTAGCGGCGTTGATCAGGTCGGGCCAATGCCGCCATGTCTCCTCGATCAGGAGCAACACACCGACGACCGCGCCGAGCGTGCCCAAGAGCCCCACGCCGGTGATCCCGGCGCCGGCGCTGATTGCTCCGACGCTGCCGAGCGCGGTGATGACCTGAGCGATCGAGGTCGCGATGCCGACCGCCCATTTGACGGCGAACAGGGCGGCAATGCCCTCGGCGACGTCCTTGACCGTGTCGAGATGAGTAGTCAGCCAAACGAGAGCGTCTCCGACGTCCTTTATCCCGCCCTCGACCTTGTCCCAATCGATACCCTTGATCCAATCCGCAAAGCCAGTGATCAGGCGATTGATCGCGGCGGTGATCTGCGGCTCATGGGTCCGCACGAATTCGGCCAGCTGGTTGATAAACGGCGTCAGCGCCGTTGCCAGCGTCGTGCCGATCTGCTGCTGAAGATGATCGAAGGAGGTTTCCAGGGCGCCTATAGCTTGCTTGTAGCGCTGCTGCGCGGCGATCTGGTCGGCGGTCAATTCTGTATATTTCGCCGCTTCGGCGTTGAGCCGCTTATAGGTGTCGGCGAGGCTCTCGCCCGGCTGTTTGGCGAGCCTGAGAGTCTCGGTCAGGTCAAACAGCGCTTTGCCGCCGAGCCCGACTGCAGCCTTCATCCGGTCGAACGAACCCGGAATGTTGTCGAGTGCTTGGAGCACCTGGGGCAGCACATCAGCGGTTACACGCAATTTGCCGGTCAGAGGATCGATCACATCGATGCCGAACTTCTTAAACCATGCGTATGTCTGCGCGTTGCCGGTGGCCGCGTCCCCTAGGGACTGGGTCAATTCCTTGAGTGACTCGGTCATGTTGTCGACTGAGCCCCCGGCGAGCCTAGCCAGATCCTGGAGCTGCTGCAGCGTTTGCGGGGTGGTGCCGATCTCGTCGGCAGTGCGCTGCAGTGTCAGGCCGAATTGCCCCCAGGTCTCGACCAGCTTGGCGATTCCGGCGATCGATGCCGCACTCGTCAGAGCCCCAAGCACGGGCACGATGCGGATCATCGAGCTGAATGCGTCGAGCGCAGTGCGGGCGATATTCTTGAACCCGTCGGCGATCTTGCCGAGCCCGGAGAGATCGACGAATTTCTGGACCGCGCGCGCCTGGCGCTCCATCGGTGCGCGCATTTGCTCGATGCGTTTGTTGATCGCCTCGATCTGCTTGGTCGCCTGGTCGACGACGGAGAAGGTTACACTGTAGCCCGCCATTTATTCCTCAGCCGCGCTCCGCTCGCGGGCAATGATCCGATTGGCCTGATCCAGCCACCAGACGAGTTGCGTGCCAGTAAGCGACCATGCGTCGTGCGGCGACCAATGCCAGAACCGCGCCAGGTCGGCGATCAGGTCTCGCCAGTTCGCGGGCCACCGCTGATAAAGGCCGATAAAAAATCGGCGGCCTCGCGGACTTGGCCGATCCGCATGCGGTCGACAACTTGGCGCGGCAGGCCCGAGCATTGACTCACCAGTGAGGCCTGATATTTACGTAAAGTATGCACATTGACCGAGCCGGCAAGCTCGCTTTCGGCGCGCTCGACCTGGTGGTGGGTCGGTTCTTCGAGGTGCAGGCTCTCATACGTGTTGTTGTTCCACTCGATCGGCGGGTCTATGACCATGTCGAGCGTGCGCGGCGCGTCGTCGTCGCTGCGTCTCTGCCCGTTGGTCACCGCGGTGTTGAGCATTACGCTGTGGACTCCCCGACCGTCTGCCCGTCGAAGCGGACCTGAAAGGTGCCCTCGGCGGCGCGCACCTCGAGCGCCGACGTATTCCACATGTTCGCCCCGCCGACAACTTTTCCGTTTGCCAGAGTGACGAGCACCTCGACGCAGCGCATGTCGTTGAAATCAGAAACCGAGATGGCGCCGCTGTCGCGCAACGTAGCCTCGATATGGCCCTGGAGCGGCACCTCGCTGAAACCGTGCACGCTATCGAGCCCGACGAGCGTCTCGCGCTTCCACCGCGCCGGCGACCAGGTAACGTCACTGACCACCATGTAGGCGGTGCCGTCGATTGTCAGACCGGTGATACCGGCTAGTCTTTCACAGGCGGGCATAGGTCACCTCACGATTTGCGGAATTGCAGCAGGATGGCGATCTGGCGCAGCTGTTGGACCAGGTCGACCGGAGCGAGCACTTTGACGAGCCCCTGACCGGCATTCTCGACGACGATGTTCTGCGCGAAGATCGTGCTGTTCTGCACATAGCCCGCCGCCTCGAGCGCTCGATATTCGCTGATCGTCGAGGCCTTGATCATTAGCGCGTTGACGCAATTCGAGCCGGCCAGTATCTGCGTCTGATCGCTGACCAGCTTCTTGCGGGCGTATCGGGTCAAGAGATAGTTCGCCAGATCGCGCGCCACGAACATCAAGCCGTACATCGTCTCGACATCGAGATAACTGTCGTCGTTGGCGCCTGCGGCATTCTTTTGATAGGTCGTCGCCATCCGCTCGATCGTGACCGTACCGTCGTCGCCGACGCGGTAGGTCGACATGCCGTCGTAGAGCAGCGTGTTGCGCTCGCCCAAGGTCCAGCGCGACGGGATCGGCGGCGCCTTGAGCTGGGTGCCGATATACTGCAATGGCAGACCGGGATCGACGCGCAATGAGGCGGCACAATAGGCGCCGATCTGCGAGGCCCAGACCCAGGGCGGATCGGGCGAATCGTTGTAGGCGATGATCGACATGTGCTGATCGTTGAGCCCTTGGCCGAACGCCGTGCACACGCCGAGCGTGCCTTCGAACGCGCTGAAGGCGCCGCCGTAGAGCATTTCGCTCCAATTCCATCGACCCGTTGCATCCGACAGAAAGTTCTTCATCGCTGTCAAATTCGCGGTGTCGGTGTACGGGGTGACGATGAAGTCAAAAGTCTGATCGGAGAGATTGGCGAGCCCCGTGGTGATGTCGGGATTGGCGGTGCCGCCGGCCATCGGCGTGATTGTCACGGTGACGCCGGGCGGCAGGCTTTCGCCGCCGGGCAGGCCCAGATAATTCATCCGCAGATCGATGCTGTTACCGGAGGCACCCTTGTTGATCGCCGTCAGGTCGAGTTCGGCGGGGGTCGTGCTGTTGACGATCGATGTGACGGCGAGATCGGGATTGGCGACGATTGCCGTGTGCATATTGGTCGCCATCATCGCGGCGGTGTCGGCGGCATAGACCGCCGCCTGCACACGGATGCCGCCGATATAGAGGTTGAGCGTCCCGGCGGCGGTTGCCGGTCCGACGAAAAGGACTTTGCCGGTCGCCACGATCGCTGCAACATTGTCGGCGTAGGGCAATAACCACAGATCGCCGAAGTTGTCGCCGTAGAGGTAATTCTGTGCCATCTGCGCCAGCATCGAGCCGCGCCCGCAGGCCGTCTGGATCTGGGTGAGCGACTGGACCTCGAACGGCTGCAACGGCGTTGCGGCACCGGCCGTCGCAATCTGCCCGAGCACCAGCGAGCGCTGAAACGTCGTCGCGGTGTTCGCCTGGCTCGGGTCCATCTCGACATAGACGCCGGGAACCCGGTTGCTGTCGGGGTAATAGGTAAAGTTGATCGCCATCAGGCGGCACTCCCCTCGGGCCGGCGCCGCTGCGGCGCCTCGGCGGTGACGACCTCGACGTCGCCATCACGGATGCGGCGGCGCCAATATTGGTTGTCCGGCACCTCGCGGCCCTCGGCTGGCAGCAGCTCGTAGGGTGGTGTCGGGTGGCGCACGGCGCGACCCGCGGCGGGCTTCACTTTCATCCGTTCCTCCTTTTAACTACTGATGCGCTCGGTCATCGTTGGCCGCCGACAACAGCTCGATCAGCCAGTCGTACCACGGCCGAGATTGCGAATAGTCGAGCCGCTGCGACCAATACAAGCAGGCGGCAATGGCTATCTCGATCATGCACGCGTAGTAAATCTCATTCATCGCGACCCATTTCTCCATCACGAGATCGTCACCGGCACCATGGTCAGCGTATAAGACCCAGTACTGTGAGGAGCCTGGTCATTGTAGTCGCCACAGCAGGTAATCATCGCCGTTGCTCCACCGTCCACCTGTAATGATTTCGGCATGATGTTAGGATTGTAAAGTCCGCGCCCCCCCGTTCCCACCGGGGCATTCCACACTTTCGACGCGCCCGCTAACAGGGTCCACGGCCCCCACAGTTTGGTCGACTGCCATATATCCCACTGCGTCGTCGAAGAGTCCTCGACCAGATTATTTACAATCGCCGGATACCACCACTGGATGTGTATATAGCATCCGAACTTCGGGAGATACTGCACGCCGTTGCTGCTGACCTGGAGCGAGTTCCCGCTGGGACTTGGGTTGATCAGCGGCTGCGCGCTCGCCCACCCGGCAGACCCCGATGGTGTCCAGGCAGCAGGCTGCGAACCGTCGCCACCCTGATAATAGCTCCAGTCTGCGGCATTGAGATTGGGCAGATTAGCAATCGACACCCGGCCCAAAAACAACTTGCTACCGTTGTTCCAGAAGCCATCGTTCGAGACCGCATAGACAAATTGGTCATTGCCATCGACAGGGGTGACCGTACCGGGATAAGGAGAGTCCTTGCCGTATTGCACGAACCAGCAGGTGTTGTTGACGTTCCCGGCAAACATCGGCGCGGCATAAGGCTGCGCCGTGGAGGGCGGCTGCGGCGTCCAGGCCCCAGTCGCGCCTGCAACAGTAGCTTTGATGATCTGCATGTTCGCCGACGACTGCTTGCACGCAATCCCCGTGCCGCCAGGGGTGCCGTACTTCTGCCGGGCCGCCGTGCCATAGAGCACGCCATTGACCGAGATCAGCCCCATCGCCTTATAGGCTACATTGCTGCCGTCCGAGCCAGATTGGGAGGCCGTGCCCCAAGCCTGCATCTTGTTGACGCTGCTGCCGGTAAACGTTGTGGTATAGTCCGACAGCAAGCTGACTTCGAGGTTCGACGAAGGTGCGGCGTCCTGCCACCCGAACGAGTCGTCGTTAACCGCATAGATCTTATCGTCACTGGCCCAGGTGTTGGCCCACACGTCCGAGCTGATGTAGTTAGTCGAATATCCGCCTGGTCTAGTGTTGGACTTAGACACAGTGCCGTAGTTCACCGTGGTGAAATAGCCGGGCAGCACCGGAGATGCCATGCCTCCACCAAGTCTCGACACCCGGCCGAGCGACGGCGTTGCCACGAGCAACCCCCCGGCTCCGCCGAGCGCCACCCGTCTAGTCAGGCTCCTGCGTTCCATGATGAATACATCATTTATAGGTGGCGATCGCTGTAATAGGGGTCTGGTTGGCGTTTGCGGTCCAAGTCGGGTTGGCCAGCGCCGCCGTGGTCTGGATCTGATACGCAAAAGATCCGCCGTAGCTCGTCGACGAACTAACATAAGGCACGGTGTCGGTTATGATGAAAGGCGCGGTGATGCTGTTGATCGTGCCGGCATTTGATGCAAACTGCGTAACGGCGACAACCAACTGGTTCGCCGACCCCGGCGTCGCCGTGGCATTGGGCCAGGTCGTCGCACCTGGCGCCAGAATTGGGGTTGTATTGGTTTGATCCAGTCCAGGCGTAGCGCTTCCGCCACTGAATGCAGCGACAAAGAGCGCACAATAATTACCAGTGAACGTGAAGGTATGCGATGCCCCAACGGTCGGACTGTAAACATGGTATACAAGGATCTTGTAACCGCCCCCGCTGGGATCGTAGGAAATATCCTGTGTCCAGGTAGGATTGCCGGCGCCGCCATTGACGCTGTCGGAGAGAATGTTGGTGCCGGTCGATGTAGCGTAATTCGCCACGTAGACGACGATCAGCTTGGCCCCGACCGTGCTTATCGCGGTGCTCGGGCCGCACGCAGCTGTCCCGGTCCCGTGGACTGCCGTGTGTGCGTTCGGAACCAAGACAAAAGGCCCGGCAGCGGCGGTGCTGGTCAATACGACAACCTGGGTGAATGGCGAGCCGGTGGCACCGGCTTGAGTCGCAATCAGATGCACGCAATAGGTGCCCGGCGCCAGGTTCGCTACTGCGGTCTGCAGATTACCGCTGACAATCTGGAAGTTCGATGCCAGGACAGAAACAGCCCCTGAAAAACAACTATCTCCAGACACGGCATTTGATAGGGTTGTCGTCCCGGTAAACGCCGGAGCTGCCGGGCTCATCGTCACGGCGACCGCGGCAATCGTCGTCGCCGCCGCCGCGGTGCTGCTAAAGGACGCACTCGACGGAGCAACCGACGCGATGCTTTGCCCGCCCCCGGCAGGCTGCTTCCCCACACCGACCGGCAGAAACTGCGCGCGAAGCGACAAACCGAAGACAATCGCCCCGATCAGCACCGCATAGCACAGGAAATGACGGAACTTCATCAGCCGCAATCCCCGCCCACATCGACCACCCCCGCAGCGCCGCTGGTCTCCTGCCGTATCCAGATGATCGAATACTGCGCCCTGGTCCGTACCGTGGTGCAGGCCGAATGGACAGTGCCGGTGCCGGCGGCAATGGTCGCCAGCCCGGCGCCGACCGCGACCACCGCGACGTTGCATCCCACCGGCCAGCTGCTCAGGATCGACAGCGTGCCCGCCGATGCGCTGTTGTACCCGATCGTCCCGCCGCACATCGCCGTCGCCGTCGGGTCGAGATTGCCAGTCGCCGTAACCGCTGCCGGGGATGGCGGAAATACGTTGGCGTTGAACGTGTTTGTGCCGGTCCAGGTGTTGGTTCCGCCGGTCCCGCCGGTCGGAGCGACCCCGCCATCCTGAACGCCAAGCCCATCGCTGGTCGCAGTGACCATATGCCCCGAGACAAATGGCGGCGATAGCATATAGGGCGCCCTGGTGTCGGCGGCATAGGCGATGACCGCAGCCAACGCGGACACGCAGACGGCGCCGAGTAGGAACTGTTTCATTCGGAACCTCAATGGCAAGCGATGATGATGCCGTTAGTGACCGCGCCAGCGATGACGATTCCGCTAGTGGTGGCAGCTCCGGCGATGATGTTTCCCTGCGGGCATGTCGGACCAACCGCAGCGCCGGTCGGCATCAGCAGGATGAACGCGTCAGCCGACATCGACACCAGCAGCACCCCCATCAAAAGAGCTAGCGAAACGAGACGTTGCATCGCCCTTGCCCTGTTGTGCCAGGAGACGGCGTGACCTTGGCCCCGATCCAATAATTAGCCGGTACCGCGACAGCTGTCGTCAGCAAATTCAGGCTCTCGATCCCCGCCGTCGCCGTCAGCAAGAAGGGATTCCCCATCAGCGTCCCAGCGTTGATCGGCCCGCTTGCCGTCTGCTGATAGAATTGCATCGAGCCGGCACTCCCCGCGATATCATTCTCACACGAGATAGCGTAGACAATACTGACCGACAGAGTGCGCATAACACCAAAACCATTACCCGCCACGCTTAGGTCCATACCCGGCAGCCACGCAAACGATTGAACTCGCACCGGACCCATCGGGACGGTCAGCGCGTTGGCTCCGGCGGTGACGACAAGGGATTGCATGTCGGCCGGGAACGTCACCGCGGCATTGGCCGCACCGCCGCCGACCTGCCCCGCGTTGATCGCGTCGCCCGAGCCCGCAGCGGGCGTCAACGTCGCCTGCACCCCCACCGTAGCGAGGTTTATGCCACCCTGATTAGGCAGCGTGTTCACCGCGGGGAACGTCAAATTGCATCCCGCGGCGATGCACACAAATGTTTGTCCGTATGTCCACTCGCCACCGGTCACCGGGTGACTGCCGGAAACGACCGTGATCCCGCCGGCGACCCCGCCGAGCACAAACCCGGTGCCGGCCGTGTTGACCTGCAGACACTGGTATCCGGTCAGCTCGTTGCCACCCAGCGCGACAAGTCCGCTGGGCACCTGGCGCTGAACTGGCAAGGCGGGCAGCTTCCCGTCCACAGACACCGTGGCAGGGCCGGTGTTCGGTGTGGTGAAATTGGCGCAAACGATGTCCATCGCGGTGTTGTTGAACCCGCCGCCGGTCGTGATGGTCTGCGCGTTCGCGGTGCCGCCGACGGCGGTCGCCATGAACAGATGAGGCCGGCCGGCGACCGCCTGGGCTTGGGCAAGATCGGGCGCGATTAAAGACAGCGCCAGAGCGATAGCAAATACGAGTTTCATGGCACAGTGTACCACTGAGTAGCAGCTACCGATTCGAAGTAAGCGGTCGTGTTGACGGGAACGGTAATATACGTGCCGACCGCTTGCGCATTGATTGCCGCCGTCGCCGCCGGATAAACATTAAGTGAGTTGGCTCCACTGTTGCGGACCTTACAAATCTGGCCGACCGTTGCGGGGGCCGGGAGCGCACAGCCGTTACCCACAGCCGCAACCGTGGTGACCTCGTTGAAATTGCTGGGAAGCGGCGCCCAAGGCGCCGTTGCTGTGGCAGTTATGTTGCGGGTTACGGTATCTGCGCCGGCGCCGCCTGGGGTACCGTTTGCCGCCGCGGTGACCCGGCCGGTCCCGTCGACGGTGATATTTGCGTTCTGCCAGGCGCCGGCAACACCCGCGATCGGCGTAAGCGCAGGGGCGGCATCGCTGCGCATGTAGGTAGTGAGCGTGCCATTGATTGCAGTGGCACCGATCGTGTTGGTCGGGTTGGCCCCCGTTGCACCACCTGGCGCGGTACCGTTGCCCGCGGCGGTGATGCGGCCGGTTCCGTCGACGGTTATGTTCGCGTTCTGCCAAGCCCCCGCTACACCGGCGATCGGAGCCAAAGCGGGGGCCGCATCGCTGCGCATGTAGGTCGTCAAGGTGCCGGGGTGCGCCGTGCCGTCGATCGTCTGGGTCGGGCTCCCTGGTGTGCCGCCACCCGGCGGCGTTGCCTGCAGCTGGCTGATCTCGTTGGCGGCGATCTGGAAATTGTTGCGCACCGAAGCCGTCGTCGGGCTACCCGTTATTGGAATAGTCGGATCAATTGCGGAAGGCATTTCAGAGGGTATCCCACAGCGATTGAGCGTTGTCCCAGAGCGAGGCACCGGAGTCCCAAGTGCTTCCCGCTACAGCGACCCCTTGATCCCAGGTCGACAAACCGGCGTCCCAGAGCGATTGGCCGCCATCCCAAATGCTACCTTCTTGGGTGTGGATCTTGATGATCGCCGCCGGCACGTCGACCAGCATGTCCTGCGGCGGCACCTTCCAGATGTCGACCTCGATCGATTCGAGCGGAACGGATGGCGGCTGCCACCCGTCGGTGTCATCGAGCACCGTGTTGAGCGCGAATTCGAACTGGTAGAAGAGCCGGGCGCGATCGAGATCGAGCGGGCGGGCGCCGCTGAACCAATAGCCCTGCTGGTTGACAGTGAGGCACATGGCCGGCGGCCAGTTGAGCAGCGCATGGTTTAGCGCCACCTGGATGTCCTCGGTGCTCATAGCCGGCGCCTGGCCGCGGCGGTCGCCTGTCGCGTCGAGCTCGACGACAACGCCGATCGTTTTGCGTACGAACTGGTAGAGCCCGACCATGTTGTGGTTGCCGTCCGATTCCTGGTCGAGCAGGATCACATAGGCGGCGGGCAGCGGCATGTTGGCGTTATAGTTCTGCAATCCCTGGGTGAACTGGGCGGCGCCGGCAACCCGGCCGCCAAACGGCGGGCAATAGGCGCGCAGTTGTTGGATCGTGGCGTCGATGATCAGGACTTGGTTTCTTTCCAGGTCAGGCCGTCATCAAACGCCTTGTTCACCCGGCGTTGCAGATTAGCCGCTTCCTGTTGCATGACGCGGTCGAGGTGCGGGCGCGGCTGTAGCACGCGCGAGGCGAAGACGCTGCGCGCCCGGTGCCGGCGCGCGAGCACCCGTTGACGGGCGCCTCCCCCAGGGTTCCCGCCACCCCGCGCGCCGGCTTCGAGGAACAGAGCGTAAAACGCGCGCTCGCGCACGGCGAAACCGTTGCCCTCCGGGTAGACGTAGGTACGCAGCGACGAGCGCAGCGTGCCGGAGATGCGCACCGGCGGTTCGCCCGGCGCCGAGGCGCGATAGGTGCCAGGCCGGTAGTTGCCGCGATAGGCCGAGCCGCCGCCGCCGCGATAGGTACGCCCGCCGCCGGTGCTGCGGTTGATCAGGCGTCCGGTCTTTGTCTTGATGTCGTTGCCGGCGCTGCGCATCAGCGCGCGCAATTCTTTCTTGTCGAGCGCCACCTCGCCCCAGCTGGTGATGCTCAGCTTGAGCTGGCTCACTTAATGAACCAGCGCTGTGGCGCCATTCTCAGCAAAAAGGCTCTCGCGTTCTGCATCGCTGTCGCCTTGGGTGGTGTGGGATCTTTCGAGCTCGACCTCGAATTCGGCGAAGCGTTTGCGGCCTCCGACTTCCTTGAGGCGTCGGACGCGGAAGATTTCGGTTCGGAATGTGCCATCGGTCGGCCTCAGCGTGGTACGCATGATGACGTGGGTATTCTCGACATAGTCGAGCCAGCGGGTGCGGATGAGATGCGAGATCGGGATATCGATCGCCGCGGAATTGTAGAACGTCGAGGGATAGGTCGGCTGGACGTCGGCCTGCACCGTGGCGATCAGCACGAGGTTCTCGGCGATGCCGCTGTTCGGGCCAGGCGCCTGGTCGCGGCGGTAGAGCATGACGCGCCAGCGCAGCGCACCGATCCCGTTCGAGGTGCCGATCTGGCCGGTCGGGTTATCGGCCACAAATCCTCTGGGAAACCCCAGGACGCGCGAGGAGCGCGCCGGGCATCAGAGTAGGGGTCACCTCGGAGAAGCGCATCAGGCGGCGCCCTCGCGCGATTTGCGGCGCTTGCCGGAGTCCTTGAGGCCTTTGAACTGGCCGCCGGCGTAGCGGCGCTGCCATTCGTCGAGTTCGTCGTCGGAGAGTGCGTAAGCCTCGAGCGCGGCGGCGCGGGTAATGCGGCCGGCGGCGATATCATCGAGGATCTGGGCCTTGCGGCGTGGGGTCCAGCGATAGGGGGACACCAGCGCGATCATCCGGCAAACTGCCACAACCGGTAGGGCGTCATGACCGACCACGCGGTCGCCGGGAGCGCGCTGTCGATATCGCCGCGGCCCTCGTAGAGCGCGGCCGTGACCATCAGGATGCCGTGGACGATCGGCCCCGGCACCTGGGCGGGCGTGTCTCCGTAGCCGGCGGTGTAGGTCATCTGCATCGAATAGGCCGGGATCATCGGCACCAGCGGCGCCTTGAGCATGATCTGCCCCGGCTCGACCTCGAGGTTGAGCACGTAATCCTCGGGGTCCGCGGCGACGAGCTCGCCGGTTTGGCCCCAGAGGACAGAGCTGACCGCCTGGCAGGGCGCGCGCGGGATCGCGATCGGCTTCCTGATGACCGGCGGCCAGTTGAGCGGGAACACGATCAGCGATTGCGGCACCAACGGCGATGCGGTCGGCGGCGGCGAATTGGTGATCGTATAGACCAGCGTTTGGGTGATGCAGGCCCGGTTGAGCCACGCCTCGACCAGCGCGCGCGCGGTCGTCGCGTACATGGTGAGCAGATCATCGTCATAGTCGGAATCGACCCGGCAATGCCGGCGGACAATATCGAGGACGACCGGCTCGACCGCCGGCGGTGTCACGACGCGCAGCGAGGCGAACATCCTACTTCGCTCCTGGCGGAGCTACGAAGGACGAGTCCTGCGAAACCTTGGTGAAGCAGGACATCAGAGGAAATCGATGTCGCCTTCGTCACCCTGGCGCAACGGCGCTTCACCCGGCGGGCGTATCGTCCATTCGGCATTCTCCGGCGGCGTCGCATCGTCCGGCGCGATATTGACGGGCTCGGCGATGCCGCGCTCGACCAACCGCTGCGCCATGCGATTGGGAAAGGTGGCGACATCGCCGCGGAAATAAACGTTCCACCTGGTGACGAACCGGACCGCAAGGCGCGGCCCGGCGTTGGTGGCGAAGGATTGGCGCCGGGTGTTCATCCTACTTCGCTCCTGCGGAGCTACGAAGGATGAGTCCTTCGTAGCCTTGGCGTAGAAGGGTCATCGGGCGGATCGGCTGCTACCGCTACCAGACGATCCGCCGCTGGCCGGTGGGGGCGGGGGAACCGGCGGCGGATCGCTGGCTTCCTCGGTCGGGATCGGACCAGCAGGCGTCAATGGATAGGGACCGCCACCGGGATTGGTCGTCAGAGTGCCGGCGAAGGCGCTCGAGAGCACGGTGGCCGGGTTGTAAATCGTCGGCGCGGCATCGTGCGTCGTGGCGCTGGCCGGCCAGGCCGCCGGGGCCTGCGCCCAGTGCGGGTTGAGCGGTTGCGTCGACCACGGCGCGCCGGGCACACCGGGGAGACCCGCAAATGCCCAATCACTGGTGGTGGCGACGGCGAGCGACTGCAGATGCCGCATATTGAAATCGTGCTCGGTGATCACCCGGAACAGCGATTGGTCGCGCTGGAACGTCGAGACCACCTTGCCATCGGTCCCGTAGTAGGCGGCGACGTCCGAGGCGTCGACCATGATATTGAGAGTGTCTCCAATCACCGCGTCGGCCATGTCGACAAGATAAATCTCCGAGCCATTGCCGCCTCCCAGATTGGTCGGGATCTGCTGGCTGGTGAAGAACGGGAACCCGTCGAGCGTGCCGGCGGCGATTTCGTCGCGGTAGTAGAACCCGCCGACGCTGTCGCGCCGGGTCCGGATGTATTCGAGGATGATCGGCGCCATGAACCAGGTGGGCCGGATCATCCGCGACATGCCGTTGACCAACAGCAATTTCATCGAGGCCAGCGCGGTGACGACCGCGTTGAGATCGGCGCCGGCCGGTGGTGTGGCGCCGAGCGCCGGCACAACTATCAGGTTCGCCGCCAACACGAGCGAACGCCAGCCGACCGGACCCTTGTTGGTCCCGTCGCTGCGGATGAATTGAATATCCTCCTTGCGCGCGATGCCTTGGAGCAGGTCGTCGCGGATGATCGCCTCGACACCGATCGGCGCGCGGCGGATCAGGTCGTTCGAGACCGGCACCATCGCGGTGAGCTTTTTGGCGATCAGGTTCAGGTCGTCGAACAGCTGCTCGGTGATGCTGATGTCGTCGAGCTCGCCCTGATACATCGCTGTCGACCCGGCGGCGAGTCGCGGAATCGTTAAATTCCCCATCGGCATTTGCACGGTCATTGGGCCGGCTTCACGCACCACGACCACGGCGCGCAGCAGCTCGATCAGTTCCGCCATAAAGTCCTGGGGGATCAGCGCGCCGCCCTCGGCGACCACCGAATAGTTGAGGGCGCGGGTCACGACATCGTCGTGAAAGCGGTTGTCGACGAATTCGAGCGCCTTGTCGCGGCCATACCATTTTTGGTGCACCAGGCCGATCATGAAGCGCGCGACACGTAAGCCCTTGCCAGGAGCAGGGCGGTTCTTGGGTTGCGCCAGGACACGCATTCCGCCGCGGGTGGCGAGTCCGTTCACCGCCACCACACCCTTGCCGCGGATGCGGAGACGGCGCGCCCGTTTCTCCTCGTCGTCATCGTCTTCTTCGTCATTGTCGTCATCGCCATTGTCGTCGCCCTCGGCGCGCTCTTCGTCTTCGTCCGGCGCGGCCGCCGCGATGGCCCGCTCGCAACGGCCGATGCGATCTTCCAGTTCCTGCAATTCGGCCATGATCTGGTCGAATTTGTTTTTGCCGTCTTCGTCCAAGCCTTCGTCACCGTCGTCCTGCTTCATCAACTCGTCCAGCTCGGCGCGCTTGCCGGCCCGCTTGCGCTGCAGTTCGTGTAGTTTGTCCCTGTACTGTGCCATGCGCTTCTCCTGTGGCTTGGCGGACCTGTCGCGATATTGCGAGTAGCAGACGGCGGCGCGCTGCTCGTCGTCGTCGTATTCCTGCATGGCCTCGTCGCTCATGCAGCGAGCGATAAAATCGTCCTCGCTCTCACCCGGTGTGCGGGGTCGGCAGCGGCAATCAGAACACCCCCAGCATGGCCGCCCGTGCGCGTCGCTTGCGGCGTGCGCGGTCGTAATTGATCAGCTGCACCGGGGCCGGTGAGATTACCGGGGCGACATCCTGGCTGCCGCCGCCGGGCTGGATCGGGATGGCGCCGTCGATCAGCGTCTCGGGGTTGCTCGGCACGGTGCAGAGCGACAGCTCGACGAGCTCCTGCTCGTGGAAATCGATGCCGGGAAACCAGCTGTCGGCGCCACGCGACGGGTCGCTGGTCAAATCCCATGAGAGCGGGCGGAAACCGACCGAGGTCGCGGCGAGATAGCCGTCTGCGGTGAGGCGATAGACGACGTCGGCGAGCTCGCTGGCCGCACCATAGCCGCCGGGCAGGAACCGCACCGCGGCTGAAAGCCGGCTGTCGTCGCGTCCGATGTCGACCACCTTGCCGATCGGCAATTCGTCGGCCTGGTGGGACCACAGCACGACCGGGTTGCGCAGATAGTGCTCGAGCTGCCAGCCGCCTACGCTGATGGTATCCTGGTCGCGGTCGACGGCACCGGTCGAGATCGTGAAGCGCAGTGTCCGCTCGTCGAGCTTTTGCATCGGTTCGCCTGTGGCGAGCTTGCGGACCCCCGCATCGACCCGAGCTTCCTTGTCGCGCACCCAGACACCATTCGAGCGGTTGAAGTGAAACGCCTTGAATTGCTCTGCGCTGATGAATCTCATGCGCCGCCCTCTCCCTCGCCTTCACCTTCGCTGATCGACGGCGGCTTGGGCACGCTGGCGCCAGTGTCCGCGGTGCTGCCGGTGTTGAGCTGAACCCGGTATTCGTCGCCATTGGGGATCGGGTTGAGATTTTCGAGCGCGCGGACCTCGTTGGCGTTCAGAAAGCCGTTGGTCAGCCCGATCGCATAACTCTGGTATCGCCGGATCGTGTCGCCGCGCAGCAGACCAGTAAAATCGAAGTGCGTCGCGTAGCGCTCGCGCTCATCGTCGAACAGCAGCTGATCATCCATCAGCCCCTCGAGCTGATCGGTGCACGGGCCTAGCGCATCGTCGACATAGGCCTGTTGCTGTTGCTCGATGTTATTGAAGGTGGCGCGCCCGTATTCGGCCAGCTTGTGCGGCGGAACGCGAAAAATGCGGCAGATATCAAGGACTTGGAATTGCCGAGTCTGGAGGAATTGCGAGTCCTCATTGGTCAGCGCAATTTTATCGAACGTCATGCCCTCCTCGAGGATCGCGATCTTGTGCGCGTTCTGGACTCCTGCATGGGTATCGCGCCAGGATTCGGCAAGATTGGTCGCGGCTTCGCTGCCCAACCGTCCGGGGTGTTTGAGCACGCCCGCCACCTGCCCGCCCTGGCGGAACAGCACGGCACCATGCTGCTGTGCTGCCAGCGACAAACCGACGACATCCTGAGCGCAAGCGATCGGCGACAGGCCGAGATAGCCGTCGACCGACATATTGCGCATGTGGATCATGTCCTCGGGCGGAACCCACACGCCGATGCCGATCTGGCGCGCATTGACCAGATACCAGGGAATGCCGTCGACGGCGCTGAGCTTGACGGTGACGCGGTCGGGGGTGACTGGGATCAGCTCGACGGGCGCGCCAGTCATATCGCGATTGATGACGATGTACGAGTTGCCCCGCAATGCGAACGCGGTCAGCGCGTAGGACCAGAACTGGTGCGCCGACATCCATCGGTTCGGCCGGCGGAACAGCCTGTTCAGCGGGTGCATGGTGTCGATCACCCAGCCACCATCGGCGGTGCGGCGCCGCACCTGCACCGGCAGGCCGGCGATGTCCTCGCTGAGGCACTTCACGCACCCGTAGACCGCAGCCGATTGCAGCGCGGTGAACGGGGTAACGGGAACGCCGGTGTTGCTGGCGTAGCCCCCCAGCGCGGCGTAGAGCAGCGGTTGCGGGAAGGCCAAAGAGTTCAGCGAGCCGACGATGTCGCCCGGCTGCTTTTGTTCGGGCGCGCTCATCGAGGCGACGAGTGCCGGCTCGACCCGCGGCGGCGGGCGCGTCCGATCTAGACCGGCGAGGCGGCGAAGTTGTCCGGATGAGGTCAGCCGGGACCAGAAACTCATCCCAGTGTGATCAAGCCCCTGGTGGCGTAGACCGATGGCCCCGGCTCGGTCATGCAGCGCGCAATCGCCATGATCAGCGCGGTTGCGGCATCGATCTTGTTCTCCGGCCGCGGCTTGCGCGGATAGACGTTGCTGCGCGCATCGTAATGGCCGACCACATTGCCGATGCACCAGGCGAGCACGCCGTTGCCGTCATGGGCGATCCGGCCCGAGCGCATCGCCGCGTCGAGCTCCTTTGTGGGCTCGCTGAAATTGGCGGTTGTCGCGCGGAATTCGACGCACGGGACGCGTTCCTCGGTCAGCCGCTGCGCCATCTGCGTCGAGCCCCACGGGTCATAGGCCACACTCTCGACCCGGAAGCGCTTGCACCAGTCGCGGATGTCCGCCTCGATCGTCGAATAGTCGGTCTCGTCGCCGTGCGTCACGACCAGATCGCCATCCGCGGCCCAGCCGGGATAGGACGGGTTGCGCGCCTCGAGCACGGCGCCTTCGTTGATGTAGCAGCGGACAAACGCGGTGTAGTGCAGCGCACCGTCACCGTATTCGGGGAACACGATCGCGAGTGCCGCGAGATCGGTCTTGCTCGCCAGATCGAGTGCCACATGGCAACGGCGGCCGGTGAAATCATCCAAGCGGCGCTCAGGGCGTGCGCAGCTCAACCATGCGCGCGTCGAGAACAGCGCCTCGTCGGCGCCGATCCATATATTCAGGTGCCGCGTCCGGGCGGCGGCTTCCTGTGCCGGGTTGTTGCGCGCCTGGCGCATGATCGCGCGGATGGCGTCCGGCTGCACCGAGCGGCCCCAGCCGGGATTGGCCTTTATCCAGGTCTCCTCGGCCCACGGGTCGTCGGTGTCGTCGATCGAGTAGATGGCCGCGAAAAACCGATCATCGCTCTGACTTTTCGACAGAACCCGCAGGCCATAATCCCAGAGCTGCTTGCCGATGCCGGCGGTGTTGCCGGTGGCGGTCGAGATGCTGAGGAGAAACGGTTGCCACCTCTTGCCCATGGCGGTAATGAGCGCATCATAGACCTCGCTGGTGCGGTGCGAGCCGATCTCGTCGCACACCGCGCATTGCACGTTGAGCCCGTCGAGCGCTTTCGCGTCGGAGCTGATCGGCACGAAGTTCGAGGCGCTTTCCGTCTGAAAGATGCTGTTGGTCAGCACGCCGACACCCCACTCGGTGCGCATTTGCGGCGAGCGGCGGACCATGTGCTGCGCGGTGTCGAACAGGATGCGGGCCTGGTCGCGGGTGACCGCCGCGGCATAGCCCTCGGCCCCGCCTTCGCCTTCGCCAAACGTCATGTAAAGGGCGAGCGGCGCGCTGATCGTCGTCTTGCCGTTGCCCTTGGGCACAAACACCGCAGCCTGGCGGAAGCGGCGCGTTGTCGTGCCCGGCTCGACAAAGCCGAAGATGTTGGCAAAGACCAGCTTTTGCCAGTCCATCAGCTCGATCGGGCGGCCGGCGTCCGGTCCTTTGATGTTGGTCATCATGCTGGCGAACAGCATCGCGCGGTTGGCCAACTCCTCGCGGAATTCCCAAACACCCGCCGCGAGGTCGCCGAGAAACCGCTCGGCCACGAGGCGCGCGTGAAAACTGCTCGGAATATCACCAGCGGCCAGCCTCTTGGCATAGCCGAGGGCGTCGCCGACAAAACTCGTCATTCGATGAGCGTGACCGGCGTGTTGCTGCCCGAGGCGATCAGGTGGATCTCGTTGCCGGGCACAAACTGGTCAGTCCAGCGAAACCCGCTTGCACCGGAACCTGGCCCGGTTGCCGAGATCGCTTCGAGCGTCAACTGGCCCGCCGTGGGTGCGGCCACTGCTGGCTGATCAAACGCCACATAGACCATGTTGGTGGTCGATTGATTGTAAATGCCCAGATTGCGTCGCGGTCGGGCTTGACTCGCGATCATGTCCGTTGTTCCGACCGTCAGACCAGTAATCAGCGCAACTTCGTCAGCCATCGGTTACTCCTTGCCACCGGGCAGCAATCGCAATCGCGCCCACGGGTTCGCTTCGTCGGCTTCGTCCTTTGGTTGTGGCTCGACATGCAATCGCGGTCGCGCAGCGGGCGAGAAACCAAGCTCACCTGCTAAGCGCACCAAGATCACAGTAGTTCGATCAACAATGCGATGTGCTGGTGAAGTCAACCACAGAACAGCGTTCTCTTCTGCTTCAAGCAATTGCATTGCTTCGTTCTTGCGATCAAGTGTCTCGACCCATGAACGAAGCATCTCGCGATCGATCATATGCAGCACGCCTTTGGGTGCGTGTGCGATAGCATAGCGCCACGCTGTCTCTTGCGTCGGCGTCAGATCAGTTGGTGGCTCGCGCAATTCACCCTCGACAACCGGCTCGCTTGCGCGGTCGCGACCATGCTTGCCGGTATGGTAGGTACCCTGCAGCCTATGCAGAGCCGTTGGCTTTGGGCGGCGTCCAGCCATCGCTCAAGCATGGCATAGGGGGGTCAAAGCTTTTTATCATCAAGGCTGTAGAT